ATTCTTTACCAAGTACTGATTCTCCCCAAAGTGGTGATTTAACATGGCGTAAAATAGATTGGGATACAATTTATTTTAAACCTAATGAATTACTTACTAATGGTGAATTTACATCTAATATCAATAGTTGGACAACCATAGCAGGTGCAGGTAGTGCAGCTTATAATAGTGGAGGTAATGGAAGAGCTAGGCTAAATGATTATGCTATTTATCAATCTTTTTCTACTATAAAAAATACAAAATATAGAATACAAGTAAAAACATTTGATTCTGAAAGTACAGGACAAGCATTAAAAGTACAAGTAGGTACGGCGGCAGAAGGAACACAAAATTTAAACACTACTTTAACAGTTACAAATTTTGGAGACGGGGCAATATTAGATACAACATTTACTGCAACAGTACAAACAAGTTATGTTACTATAAATAATACATCAACAGCTACAAATATGGATATTGATTATGTTAGAATATCTAGAGATACAAGACCACAAAAATTATCAGTTATATCATATGACGATTGGGTAAGAAGATTTTCAGAAAGAGATTTAACTAATTTAAGTTCTTCATATTCTGAACCAGATTATGTTTATAAAACACAAAGTGGTAAATTAGGTGTAACACCTATACCCGATAGAAGTGATTATAGAATAGTATTTGAATATTGGAAAGAACACACAGAATTATCTGCACATGGTGACTCACCAGATTTAGATGATAGGTATGCAGATTTAATTGTTACTAAAGCAAGATATTATGCTTATCAATTACGCTCTGACCCAGAACATGCATCTATAGCATTAAAAGAATATAAAGATGGGATAAAAAAATTAACTAATGATATAGTTATTAAACCAGAATATATAAGAGATTTAAGGGTAAATTTACGCAGTGCCTAATACTTCACAATTAACTCCTACAGTTGTAAGTTGTTACGGAGGACTTGTATTAAACAGAGATGTTTTTACTATGAGACCGGGAGAAGCTTTACAACTTACTAATTTTGAACCCGATATTGAAGGTGGTTATAAAAAAATGCTTGGTACAACAGCTTATAATTCAGCTATAGTGCCACAAGTTTCTGCATCAACAGAAATAGTTGATATGGTAGCAATTTTTAATGATGTAGTTTTAGCAGCTAGAGGTGGCACAGTTTATTCAGCAACTACAAGTAGTTCGTGGACTTCACGAGCAACGAGTAAAGGTTCAACTTATAGATATGATTTTGAACGCTTTAATTATAATGGAACAGAAAAAATAATAATAGCAACTGGCTCAACAGCCGCATTTACCTTAGATACAAGTTACACAGAAGATGTGATAAATGCAACAGGTGGAGGAACTGCTCCAACAAATCCTAAATATGTAGCATCATTTAAGAATCATATGTTCTATGCAGGTATGTCTAATGCTATATCAACAGTACAATTTTCTGGCCCATTTACAGAAGATGATTTTGATACAGGTGGTGGAACAGTAAAAGTAGATACAACAATTGTTGGATTGAAAGTTTTTCGTGAAGCATTATTTATATTTGGTGAAGACAGAATTTATAAATTAACTGGAGATACAAGTTCTGATTTTGCTGTAGTACCAGTAACAAGAAAAATTGGTTGTGTAGATGGAAAAACAATTCAAGAACTTGGTGGTGATTTAATTTATCTGGCACCAGATGGACTGAGAACTATTGCCGGTACAGAAAGAATTGGTGATGTAGAATTAGGTACAGTATCTAAACAAATACAAGCTCGTATTGGTGATATTGGTACTGATAATATTACATCAACAATTATAAGAAATAAATCACAATATAGATTATTTTATCCAACTACTGCTCAAACAGAAGGAGCGGCAAAAGGAATTATAGCTGTATTAAAAGCAAATCCAGAAACAGGAACATTAGGATTTGAATATGCAGATTTAAAAGGATTAAAACCTTCTTGCTGTGATTCATTTTTTATAAGCAATACAGAAACAACAGTACATGGTGGGTATGATGGCTATGTATATAAACAAGAATCTGGTGGTTCATTTACAAGAGCAGGAACAACTTACACTATAACAGGATTTTATCGTTCACCAGATATGTCACTAGGTGACCCCGGTATACGAAAAAGTATGCAACGAGCTTTAATAAACTATAAAGTTAATGAAGCAATGGATACAACAAATCAAACATTTAGATTACGATATAATTATGATGACACAAATACACCTCAACCAGACCCTTATGCATTTTCTTCCGCAACTGTTGCGGCATTTTATGGAACTGGTACATATGGAACGTCTGCTTATGGTTCATCTGGAGTTCCACTTGAAAGAGTATCAGTAGAGGGTTCGGGATTTGTAGTGGCATTTAAATTAGATGATAAAAGTACAAAACAAGCATTATCCTTAAGAGGATTTGAATTAGAATATATTAATGGAGGAAGAAGATAATGGGAGCGACCTATACAAGACAAAGTACTATTACAGATGGTGCAGTCATTGAGGCATCACATTTTAATGATGAATTTGACCAATTACTAGCATCATTTGCTGTTAGTACAGGCCACTCACATGATGGCACGGCGGCAGAAGGTGGGCCAGTAACAAAATTACTTGGTACATCATTAACATTAGGTGATGGCACAGCAGGAACAGATATTACATTAACATTTGATGGTGAAACCAATGATGGTGTTTTAACATGGATGGAAGATGAGGATTTATTTAAATTCTCTGATGATATAAATGTAGGTGTGGATGATACAGGGTATGACGTTAAATTCTTTGGTGCTACTTCTGGTAGCTATTGGCTCTGGGATGAATCAGCAGATGGTGTTGTACAAATAGGAAGTCTTACAGTTGGAGTTGATGATGCAGGACATGATGTTAAATTCTTTGGAAACACAGCAAGTGCCTATATGTTATGGGATACATCAGCAGATGATTTAGTTTTAGCAGGTTCTGCAGGAATTGACCTTGCAGGTGATATAGATGTTGATGGTACAGCCAATTTAGATAATACAGATATTGATGGAACACTTGCTGTTGATGGTACAACTATTTCATTGGATGCAACAACATCATTAAACATTGATAATTCAAATACATCAAATGGCATTACTATAGGTACTGCAACATCTGGTGTACCAATTTCAATAGGACATACAACTTCAGAGACAACAATAAATGATAATGCAACTATAACTGGAAATTTAAGTGTAGGTGGAACTTTTGATGTTACTGGAACAATAGATTTTAGTGACTCTGCAATTACTAATGCAGGTGATATTCAACTTGATTCCATAACTGGTGATGGTGATACAAATACATCCATAACTTTTTCCGGCTCTGATGTTATTACAGTAACAGCAGGTGGGGATACTCAATTTACATTTAATAACGGTTCTATTTTACCTACAACAGATAATGATATTGATTTAGGAAGTGCTAGTTATGAATTTAAAGATGGATATTTTGATGGAACAGTATACGCTGATGCCATAAATTTTAATGGTACAGCCATTGCTTCAACAGCAGCAGAAATAAATATATTAGATGGGGATAATTCCGCTTCTTCAGTAACTGTTGTTGATGCAGATAGAATTATCTTAAATGATAATGGCACAATGAAACAAGTTGCTGTTAGTGCTCTTAATACTTATACAAGTTCGAGTATAGCAGCAGATGATGTTAGTGCAGGTGATGCGGCAGTATCTATAGCAACATCAAGCGGAGCAGTTACAATTGATTCAAATGCAAGTTCAGTAACTGTAGATGGGCATACAGGTGTAACTTTACAATCTACTAATTCTGGAGATATTACTTTAGATTCCGTTGCAGATATTAATCTAGATGCAGGTGGAGCAGATATTCTATTAAAAGATGATGGTACAACATTTGGTGGTCTAGTTAATACTTCCGGGAACTTAATAATTAAATCTGGAACAACTACTGCGGCAACCTTTAGTGGTGCAAACACAACATTAGCAGGAACACTGGGTGTTGGTGCAATTACAGGTACATCAACTATTCAAGGAACAACAATTACAGCGACAACAGCTTTTGTACCAGATGCTTCTGATGGGGCAGCTTTAGGAACAACAGCATTAGAATTTAGTGACTTGTTCTTGGCGGATGGGGCAGTTATTAATCTTGGTGATGACCAAGACATTACAATGACTCACGTTGCCGATACAGGTGTAACAATAGGCGGTTCTCATGCAAATGGAACAAATGTACAAATAACAAACAGTGCTACTGATGGTGATTCAGTTGTACAATTCGCTTTAGGCGGAACAGTTCAATATTCAATGGGTGTTGAAGATGGTGATTCAGATAAATTTGTAATTAACTATGGTACAGGTGCTTTAGGAGCACAGCCGGCATTGGAGATTAGTTCAGCAGGAGCAGTAACAGTACCGGGAAATTTAACAGTTTCGGGCACATTAAGTGGGGCAGCTTCAGCAGGCTTCGCTTTAGCCATGGCCGTTGCGTTATAATAAATAGGAGGATAAATGGCACAGGATTTTCGGAATGTAGTAGCAAGGTCACAGGGAACCACGGCAGCAGGTATTTTGACTGCGGGTAACTATGACGCAGTTATTGGTATTCGTGTATGCAACATTCTCACAACAACAGTAAAAGTGGATATTTATGTGGTAAGGAGTACGGCAAACTACTACCTATGCAAAAATACCCCAATTCCTCCGGGAGGCTCAATCGAGTTAATCCAAGGGGGAGCGAAAGTAGTGTTGGTTAGTGGTGATGTTTTGACGCACGATTGTGATACGGCTAATGGAATTGACCTTTGGGTAAGCTACATTGATACAATAAGCAGTTAATAGGAGAATTAAATGAGTGAAGTAGCAGTAATTAATGGAATACAGTACATTGGGTGTTCTGCACCTAATGAATCTATTCAGCATCATGCGGCAAGTATGGATGCAAGTCAGACAATTGAATCTGCCGTGTTGGCAGGCCCAGTGACGTTTACATCAACAGTAACAATAACGGGTAACGTGGTAATAGTATAATGGGAACAATACAGATAGACGGCTCAACGCCAAAACTGACAATAGGAAATGCAACCGCTGAGGATGCGACTATTCTATTTGATGGCAATGCACAGGACTTCTATATAGCACTTGATGATTCGGCTGATGACTTACTGATTGGACTTGGTTCAACGGTTGGGACTACGCCCATCATAGCGATAGATGAGAATAAACTCTCTACATTTAGTGGTGCGATAACCGTTGGAGTTGATGACACAGGACATGATGTAAAATTCTTCGGTGCTACCGCTAGTGCTTATATGCTTTGGGATGAAAGTGCTGATGATTTAATATTAGCAGGTGCAGCAGGTTTATCAGTTGCAGGAGCAACAGCAACTGCCGCTCTAACCGCTAGTGGCATTGTTAAAACAGATGACACAACCGAGGCAACTTCCACAACAGATGGTTCACTGCAAACTGATGGTGGATTATCTGTAGCAAAGGACACAGTTCTTGGTGATGACCTTAAATTATTAAGTGACTCATCAGTAATTGCTTTTGGTGCTGATGGTGATACAACTTTCACACACACGGACGGAACAGGATTAACATTAAATTCAACAAATAAATTAACTTTTGGTGATGCTGCATCATATATTAATCAATCTTCTGATGGTGTTTTAACTATCGCTGGGGAAGCAACAATTGGTTTAACTGCATCTACTGCTGTTACAGTCAGTAATGATTTAAAATTAAATAGTGATAGTGCTATTTTAAGTTTTGGAGCGGATAGTGAAGTAACATTAACTCATTCTCATAATGCCGGTCTTATTTTTGATTCTGGTGACAATGTAACATTAACACTCGGAACGGGAGCTGCATATAACACACAAATTAATTTTGATGGTAATGCTCATGATTTTCGCCTTGGATTAAGAGATTCTGGTGATACATTTGCAATGGGATATGGAACAACTGAAGCAAGATATGAGGCATTTAGCGTAGATAGTAGCAAGAATGCAAGAATAAAAGGCTCCGTAGTAGATTCTGGGGCATCGGAGCAGGCGGGTGCTGCAAAAGTAATTATGATACATGAAAATGCAAGTGCATTGTATGTTGATGTGTCAGATGATGCCACTATAACACCAGATTTCTTGACTACAGGTGGCAGTGTATTTTTTGTAGGAACTTGGGCATCAGGTGGTCAGGGTTATCGGAGTGCAGTGTATGCAGGTACTTATGGACACGCAACAATAGTTAAATTAGCAGACCCTACGGACTCGTTTGATGTTGCTGCCACGGATGGTAAAAATATCGGTGTTACTTCAACAACTAATTCTGGGGTTGCTACTCTTACCAATAAGTCGGGGGTAACTCTAAGAGTGATTGTTTCTGCTATTAGTGGGGCAGGATTATAAAAAAGGAGGATTAAAATGGCGTTAAAATATGTAATAAAAGATTTCAGAGATGAAGGAGATAAAAAGTATGTCGGCTTTATGGTAACTAATGAAAAAGGAGCCGCTTTTGCTATTGATAAGCAAGTTTCTTTATCAGAAGGTAAAACTAATGAGCAATATGTGAAGGATGCTTTAGCTTTATCAAAATCTGAAATTGATGATTGGGTTGCTAGCACTGCTCAATTAGGCAAAACATGGAACCCAGATACAGAAACTTTGGAATAGTAGGAGACTAAATGTTTACAATAAACAAAAAAGAATATGATGAAACAAAACTTGACGGAAAGGCAAAGATTGCCCTTAACAACGTCACTGTTTTGCTCAACGAGAAGAACGACCTGATGCACAGGTTGGAAAAAAACAAGATACTTTCTGAACACTATTCGGAAGTGTTGAAGAAGAATCTACCAAACGGAGAGGATAAAAAATAATGGCTAGTGAAATTAAAGTAGATACCATATCGGAAAAAACATCCGCAGGTGGTGTTACCATTGACGGTCTTTTAATCAAGGATGGTAATATCAGTGGTGATGTCGCTTTAGCAGGAACTACGCCAACATTTACCATTGGTGACGCAGGAGCGGAAGATGCTACCTTGCTCTTTGACGGTAACGCACAGGATTATCATGTTGGGTTGGATGATTCATCGGATAGTTTAGTTATAGGATTAGGTTCTGCTCTAGGAACAACACCTGCAATGACTGTTAATGCAAGTCAAGTAGTAACATTTGCACAAAACCCTGTCTTTCCAGATGGCGGCGTTGCTGTAGCTGATTTGGATATAGATGGAGCAACTGATATTGGTGCGGCAATAGTTGATGCTGACTTGTTCATCATAGATGACGGGGCAGGTGGAACAAACAGAAAAGTAACGGCTTCAAGATTAAAAACGTATGCGGGAGCAAGTGGTGACATTACTACAATTGATTCAATATTAAATACAGATATAAAAATTGGTGAAGATGACCAAACTAAAATTGATTTTGAAACTGCCGATACAATTAATTTTTATACGAACAATGCTGTTAAAATGGCTATTGCTAGTACAGGTGCAACTACTATTGATGCGGGGGATAATAATGTTACTGCTTTAACAGTTACTCAAAAGGGTGGATATAATGGTATTCATATTAAAGGAGATGCTACAAATACTGGGACAGTATCAATGGTAGTAGATTCTTCTGGTACTGGTGACCAATATTATAAGCTCCAGTCTGATGGTGCTTTTAAATGGCAAATTAAAAATGATTATTCAGATAGTCATAGACTTTGGATTGCAGATGGAAGTGGTGATGGTGTTTACATGAATCAGGATGCTACATCTTGGTCAAGTTCTTCTGATGAAAGATTAAAAGATAATTGGACTAATTTTTCAAATGCAGAAACTAAAATTAATACTTTAACAAAACTAGGTACACATAAAAGAAAAGTATATGACAAAGTTAATAATACTGTTGGTGCAATTAAACAGGATATAGATGGAAATGATATTATTGATATAGGTGTATCAGCACAAGAAATTGAATCTATAGTACCAGAGGCAGTAACAGAAGATGCTAATGGTTATAAGGGTGTTGATTATCAAGCATTGATACCTCTGCTTTTAAAAGCAGTACAAGAATTATCAGTTAAAGTTAAGACATTAGAGGATGCATAATGCAAAGGAGTAAAATATGGCAGAAATTCGTATAAACGCAACCGGTGGAGTCAAGCTCTATGATGCAGACGACTCACATTACGCACAGATAGTAGCAGGAACGATTACATCGAATGTTGATGCTATTACATTAGGACATGACACAGTTACTATTGCTGATAATTTATCTTTAGGGTCAGATAGTGCAGTTCTCAAGTTTGGAGCTGATGGTGATACTACTTTAACACACACTGATGGAACTGGATTAACTCTAAATAGTACAAACAAGATTTGTTTCAACGATGCTAGTCAATTCATTCAAGGCTCTAGCAATGCAGTATTATCACTGGGAGCAACAGATGAAATAGATTTAACAGCAACGGCTGTAGATTTAAACGGAACGCTGAATGTTAGTGGAGTGGCAACATTTCAATCAACTCCAGTTTTCCCAGATGGAAGTCTTGCAGTAGCAGATTTAGATATTGACGGAGCAACTGATATAGGGGCAGCCATAGTAGACGCTGATTTGTTCATCGTGGATGATGGTGCAGGAGGAACGAATAGAAAGGTAACGGCTTCAAGGATTAAAACATACGCAGGATTTGGTGTAGGAGATATTACAGGAGCAACGGAGAAAGATGATTACCCGGCAGATGCTGATGAAATAATTCTATCAGATGGTGGAACATTAAAGCGGATGGATATGAAATTTATGTTTAATACTCCTGCTTTTAAATGTAGAATGGGTAGTGGCCAGACAATATCGGATAGCACTTGGACATTAGCTGCATTTTCTACAAAAGACATAGATACAAATAGTGCTTTTACAAATACAGCCAGTAATTATAAATTTACTGTACCATCTGGTCTAGCCGGTCGTTATCATTTTTCTTTTTTCTTAATGATGACTAATCTGGATGATACAGAACAATTTGCCGCAAAGGTATATAAAAATGGTTCAGCATTAACTTCTGCACCATACATAAATCCAGTTGTTAGGGCAGTTACAAGTAATCAAGAAACTTTTTGTCAGCATTCTTGGATGATGGATTTGTCTGCTGCTGATTATCTTCAAATATATGTATGGCATAATGATGGAGCAGATGCAACTTTAGATAACAGTAATGCTCATTGGTATGGATTTAGAGTGGCGACAGATACGGCAACATAGGAGTATAGAATGGCAAGATTACGTTGGAAAGTACAAGCCTATTTAGAGGCAAATGGCAAAACAGCAGAAGAATTTACAAAAAAATATACAGTTGGAGTAGATGAAAAAACTGGTGCAGATTTAAAATCTGAAAGAATAATACTGCAAGATGATGGTAGTGGCCCTTATATAAAAACTTGGAATGTTGATGGTCTTGCAAAGCCAAGCGATAGTCAACTTGATACGGCAGATACTCAAGCCACTAAGGATTATAATAATCACATAATTAGAAAAACTCGTAAAAAATCCTATGGTGATATTGGAGAACAACTAGATGAAATATACAAGGACATTGATGCGTGGAAGACACGAATTAAATCTATTAAAGATGCCAATGCAAAGGAATAAATGCTACTAGGACACACAACATTTTCCGAACAGGCCTTTCAAGATGCAAGGCTGAACTCGTAGATGCTACGCAATACGTATTTTACACCAGTAAGAAAAAGAACAAGTATAGGTAACTCAACTAGGAGTAAACCTAAGAATAAACACAAATTAAAATCGTGAAAGAAATATAATAGGCAAGGAAAATAGTTATGGCAACTACAACAACAAAACCAGTACAGACAACATTACCTACAGGAGCATTAGTTCCACAACAATCCCAAGCTTCTCAAAATATTGTAAGCTTAATGGAAAAAATGGTGTCTACTCCTACTATGGCTACTGGTACAGCAATTCTTCCACAAGCTATGACTTCCCAAACTGGGGATTTATTAGCAACTGGAGGTGTAGCAACAACTACTCCTACTGCTACGGCAACACAATCGGGTAGTCCTACAGCAATTACTGCAGGTACTTCACCAACAGCACAACAAGTAGCAACTACAGGTTATGGACAAACTGCGGCAAATTATACAGCAGGTCAAACTGGACAAGTAAATGTTCCTCAAGCAACTGCGGCACAAGGTGTAGTAACAACTCCGGCAGTAGCAGAACAAATGGGAACTGTTGACCCTAATGCTACAATACAAGGACAACTTGCAAATTTACAAGCAGGTGTTAGTGCAGGATTACAACCGGGTGGAGTTATGCCTATTTGGGCTAGAACTTCTGCTGATTTAGTAGAAGCTAAAATGGCTCAACGGGGTATGGGTCAAAGTAGTATGTATGCAGAAGCAATGGCAGAAGGTATTATGCAAGGAGCATTACCTATAGCGGCGGCAGATGCACAAACATATAAAGATAAAATATTTCAAAATTTAAGTAATAGACAACAAGCGGCTATCCTTAATGCACAAAATTATATGCAAATGGATATGGCTAACTTGTCTAATAAACAACAAACAAGTTTAACAAATATACAATTAAAACAACAAAGTTTATTAACTGACCAAGCGGCTAATAATGCGGCATTACAATTTAATGCTACAAATGTACAACAATCTGAGCAATTCTTTTCTAATTTAAAATCTGGCATTGAATTACAAAATGCTCAACGCTCTGATGCAATGAATCAATTTTCTACAGCAGAAGGTAATAAAATTAATGCAATGAATGTGGGAAATAATATAGCTGTTAATGAAGCAAATGCGGCAAGACAAAATGCTATTGAGCAATTTAATTCACAACTACAAGATTCAAGAGATAAATTTAATGTGGATAATCAACGTGTAATAGACCAATCTAATGTACAATGGAGAAGAACTATTAACACAGCAAATACGGCGGCGGCAAATGCGGCTAACCAAACTAATGCATCAAATGCACTAGCTTTATCTAATTATGCAATGTCAGCATTATGGCAAGAATGGAGAGATGAAGCTGATTGGCTTAATACTTCATCTGAAAATGCTACAGCAAGAAATCATAATATGGCTCTTGCGGCATTAGAAAGAGCTACAATGTTTGAATTAAGTGATGAAGCGGCAAAAGGTGATTTATTAAAATTACTTGGTAAGTTTGGATTTGAGTTTTTAAAATAGGAGATAATATATGTGGGATGCAATAATTAGTTGGGGAATAAATCAATTTACTAAAAACTTTATGGGCGGTGGTCAAGATGATGGCGGCGGTGATTTTTGGGGAAAAATGATGAGTGCAGGTGCTAGTGCTATGGGTGATAAATTTTTAGATACCCCTAGTGGTGCAGGTAGAGTACCTAATGTAGACCTAGGAGTAAAACAAATGCAAACATATGCTATGTCAGATGCTAAAGCTCCAGAAACTCCAGAAGTAGTAGACCATTCACTAGTAGAAGCTGAATGGACTCAAATAGCTAAAAAGTTAGCTGATATTCAAGATACATCATCAAGGGTAGGATAACATGCCACAAGAAATATTTAAAGAAGCAGACCAGAATCCATTTGATGCTCCAATACCGGGGCAATCATTAACTAATGAACCGGGCAATGCCGCTTGGGAACATCCTGCACAATATTCAGATGTAAACTCTGCAATGACTTTTGTCATGAAAAAGTTAAGTGATGTTAATATGGCTGAACAGATTCTTTTAATGTTAAAATCTAAAATTCCTGCAGAAGCTATTACACGATTAATTGTATTTGGTGGATTTAC